GCGTTATCGAATGATTCTTCACGCAATGTCGTGGTTTTAGCCTCGCGTGCGGCAATTAACCTCTCAAGGTCTGCATCGCTTTTCGCAAGATTTTCCATTTCCCGCGTCTGCGCCGTTTGGCGTTGCGTCCGAACAGGGGAAGCGGCAGAATTATCAAGTGCGAACACTGGCGCTTCCATACTCGCCAAACCGGGATCGCGGCTTGCGCCTGCCGTTGTTTGCGGCGCATTTGGCGCAAGGGGCTGCGCCTGTTCGAGGTTACGGATTGCTTGACCCGGATTGGCGGTGTTGCTTCGCAGTAAATTAGCAACGACCTGCTCGCGCCCGCCTGCACCGAAAGGCTGCAATGCCGACCGCGTGCCTGACGCAATGCTGCCCGCCATTGTTGTCGAGGGCGCTGGTGTTGCAACACCGGCAATCATTCCAGCAACGTCGCCTGCAACTGGGCTGCCTGTGATTGATGTAACAGCAGCGTCAGCGCCCATTGCGACAGGTGCGGCAATGTTGCCTGCCACCGCTTGAGTGCCGGGACGCATCGCAAGCGCGTTGGCAATCATTTTCGGCGTTGCCGTCAAACCTTCACCAGCCATCTGCGCGCCTTTGACCATGCCTCCGGTGCCAGCAAGAACGCGAGCGGGAACAGCCGCAATGTTTTCGTACAAACCTTCGGGCTGCGGCAAGCCTGCGCCAGTAAGTCCCTGGCTCAACACCTGTGACGGCAGCAAAAACCGACCAAGATCGACGCCGGTAGCGCGTTCTGCTCCGCTTGCGCCGAGGTTTAATAGCGCGTTCGCTGCATCGCCCAGCATAGTTACCGGAGTAGCCACGCCCTCTGCAATGTAACGGCCCGTCAAACCAAGCTGTCGCGGCACCTCGCGTTGAGCGTAATCAAAAGCGCGTTGCAGGAAGTCAGGCGTTTCTTGCGCATCATCTGTTGCATCATCTGATGCTTGCGTTTCTGCCGTTGCGGCAGCCTCACGTTCTGCGCGGATTCTTGCAACCTCGTCGCGCAACCTCTGCGAGTCATTCGCTTCATCGTCTGAAAGTTTTTCAACAACGATGCCGTCTTTTGTAATGATAGACGCCATTAGTATTCCACCTTTTCGGGCTTTGGACTCTTGTATCTCGGGCCAGCGTCACGGGCGATATTATCAAAAGCCCGCTCTCTGGCCCGTCTTTTTTCTGCCAACGTGCCTGCGTCGTCGCCGGGAGCAGGAATATATTTTTTATATTCACGTTCATATTCAGCATCACTAATTGCTGCGCCACTTTCAGGTCGCAACACGGCAGATATAAAATCATTTGCAGCGCGCTGTCCTCGACGGAACTCTGCTGTTACGATAAAATTGCCGCCGGGAAGTTTTTCCAAAACAAATTGTTCCGGTAGCAAGAAAGACTGCTCCACTGCCGCCTCTGACAACGTCAAATTGGTTGCATATACACGGTCAGCAAAACCAGCGGCGTTTGTTTGTGCTTTTGTTAATTTATCGGCGGGTCCACCAACTATCGGTCGAAGGCTGCCGGGATTATCGGGGTCTGGTTCATATCCCGTTGGCGTAGTGTTCACCTGTACCGCTGGCGTGCGGGACTCCACCCAGCCGTCGCCAATAAGTGCATCTATTTCGGCGACCGCACCCGCTGTAAGCGTTTTTTTCTCGCCGTCTTTTTCAAGCGTTATTAGGCTCGCTTTTGGTGCGGCTGCTAGTTTTGGCGGGAATTTAATGCTGCCATCAGTGCCAACACGCGCCAGTTTCAGCAAGTCCTCTGGATATCCTGCGGAACTGTATTTGGAGAGTTCTTCTTCAGTGAGGTCTCTGTATTGTGTAGTTTTAGGTCTCAGGACAGACGCAACGGCAGCGCTGCGAACGCCTGAATCGATTTCATCCGCAGACAATGTCGCCGCTTGCGTTGGGCTTAGACCAAGCGCCGTCAGGGCTTGCGTATTGCTTGCAATTTTTGCTGCTCGTTCGTCTGCAAATTTGGTTTGCGCATCCCTCTGAAGCAAACCGCCAGCAAGTGCTTGCGCCAGCCGCGCAAAGCCCTGCGTGTTGCTCAGGATCGGGCTGGTGTCGAGCCCTTGCTTCTGCAAATTCTGCCCAAGGAGGAACTGCTGCGATGCGGGTGACTGCATCAGTCTCGGTGCCATTGCCATTTCTGTCTCCTAGAGTAGAGGCAAGCCAGCGGTAATCGCTGCCGAGCCTAACCCAAACAAGCCGCCCCTGTTCGCCGCTGATTGCTGATTTGCCGCATTGAAGGCAGCAAGTTGCTGTTGGTTCGCCAAACCCTGCGCGCCAAGCACGTTAACCGGCGAAGGCATTTGGAACGCGCCAGCCTGGTAACCGGGACCGCCGAGCAACGCCGACAATTCCGCAAGCTGCTGACTGCGCAGATTTTGATTTTCGGCCAACGCTGTCTGACGCGCTCGATTTGCCTGGTCGCTCGTAAGCAACTGATCGGCAATGCCCTGCTGCCGCGCTGCGTTTGCCAGCGCAGTCTGTTGCCCTGCCTGCGAGAATGCCTGCTGTTGTGCGCCAAGGCCGAACGAGCCTGCACCAGCGGCTTCGCCAAAGGCTGCCTGGCGCTGCTGGTTGGCAAGTTGCGCTTGATTAAAAGCATCGGAAAGCTGCTGCTGTCCAATTTGGTTCGCAAGCCCTGCCTGCTGTGTGCGCTCTCCAAACTGCTGCCCGCGTGCAGTCGATTGCATGCCAAACTGCCGCGATGCTTCCGTGCCAGCGCCAATGCGCGCGCCCTGCGCCAAACGCCCAAGCTGTTCGCCCTGAGAGCGTTCAAGGCGGTCCACGGCTTCATTATAGGCTGCGCCGCCAATCGGCAGACCACGGTTTGCAAGGTTCTGCTCAAGCGTTTCGCGTTGGCGCTGAAACTCAGGATTCAACAAGCCAAACTCGCGGTTGTAAATGTCCTGCTCGATGCCGCTGCGGAACTGCGCAAAGTCGGTTGGCAGACTAGCAAGGCCAGCGGTGTCGATGCTGCTCTGATAATTTGGCGTAACATCAACGCTTGTTACGCGATCTGGCAGATTGGCAAGTTCAAGCTGCTGCTGCGGTGCGCTGATGCCACTGATCTGACTCACTTGGTCAGGCACAGCAGTCAAATCGACGCCAAACTGGCTTGCGGGAAGTCCTGCCGTGTCAAGCGTTGGCACGGTGCTGCCCGCGCCATAGATGTTGCCGAACTGCGTGCCAGCCTGCCCAATAAGCTGCTGCGAAAGTGCTTCTTCACCAGCACGCCGCGCGCTTTGAAACGGCGTCTCTTGGATAAAAAGAGCCTCGTCCGTTGGCTCCTGCACAAAGTCACCTTGATCGGAAACACTGCCGTAAAGAAGGTTGCCAAAGGGTGTGAACTGCGTGAACTGGTTGGCCGCCTGCTGCGCTTGCGTCAGTTCGCCAACAGACGGAACTGCCGGAAGCGACGGCGTGTCAGGTTTTAGAAATCCCATGTCATCTAATCCATTTGCATTCGGAGACAAGCATTCCGAAAATCTCGGTGTTTTTGCCGTCCATGTATTCTCGAAGGGTGCCTTCGCGCTTAAATCCCAAGCGTTCGTTCATGTCGATGGCGGTTGAGTTGTCAGCGGTGACAGTGGTCGTGATGCGCCGCACCTGAAGCGTTCCGAACGGGTATGCAAACAGATCGCGGATATGCGCCCGCGTCGCCCACTTTGGCGACTGCGTGGCGATACTCATTTCTACATTTTCGTTTGCTAGGCGGTGATACACGACGCCGCCGAGAAACTGGTTGTCCAGGGTAATTCCAACGGCACGCGCGGGCGCGAAACTGTCTGCGCCAAGTTGTTTCGCCACCCACTTTTCCACGCTGCCGTCAGCATCAAAAAACAGCATCAGGCGGCGTTGCCAATAATTTTGCCACTGTATCCAGCGGCAGTGCAGACTTGATTGTTGTAGGAAAAAAAGACGGTGTAAGTGTTTTGCTCGAAACTTGCGAAAAAATACATTTTTACGCCCGCTTGCGTGAGGCCGGTCCAGATCAATTCCTCGCTGTAGTTTTCCGCCATATCGCGCTGCACCTCGGCAAGCGTGTTTGCGCAAACGGTGACAGAGGCTTTGCTTTGCGCGGGTATTAAAAAAGCCGCCAACAAGGCGGCGGCTGCGGCGAGGGTCTGGCGCATTACGGCTTACTGGGCCAGCTTGGATTTGCCGGGTCGTCTGTGTTGGCGGGAAGATCGCGCAGTGCCTGACGGTACGCGGTCTCGGCGTCGCTCATCGTGCGGTCACTGACACCCCACCAATCGGTCGCGGCAAGTAGCCGGTCACGCTCGGCGCGCAGGAGGCGCAAGGGCTCTGCCGCAGTCAGCCGCGATACTTCTGCGTTGATTTCGGCATTGGTGGGACGGCTCTGGCCTTCGTCGTGCCAGATAATGCCGTCAAGATCATTGCCCGCAACGGTCCATTGCGCGCCCGGTCGCAGAGAAGACAATGCATGGGGTATAGAATAATTCATGCTCCCACCTCCATGAGGGTTATCACTGAACGTGCAATGTCTGCCCCGTCATTGCGCTGGTATTGCACCGTGCCGCTTTGGTCCGTCAAAAAACCCTGCACCTTGTAGACGCAGGCCGAGGTCGAGGACGGGCTGTCAAGAACGCTGAGAAAATAGTTTCCCTTGTCATTCTCGGGACCGCAAATCTGCGAGAACACATATTTGTCAGTTGCGGTTGCCCCGATTGTGCGAACGATTTTATTTTCAGAAACGGCAGCGCCGCCTGCTGCGTTAACGGACAAGCTGATTAGGACTAGTATTTTTGAGGATGTAGCCGAGGGCGTGATCGAGCCCGTTAGTCCGGTGTCCACATAACTGCTCGAGGTCGTGGACACTTCCGTCGTCGTCGTTGCCTCGACGACCTGTAGTATCTTGCCGCCACCAGCAGGAGCAGCCCAAGAAATGTCAGTTCCGTCGGACGTAAGCACGGAGTTTGCTCCGCCAGGACTCAGCAACGCGCTTGCGCCACTGGCATTCCCGTAAATGATTTTTCCCCGTGCCACCGCATCGACAAGATTCAATTCGGCAGTTGTTGAGGTTACACCGTCCAAAATGTTCAGTTCGGCAGCCGTTGTGGTCACGGCTGTGCCACCGATCATCAACTTGTCTTTGACGATATCAATCAAAGCGCCGCCAGCGGTTAGCAGCTTATCGGCTGAAGCGTCCCATAGCAGATGCGCGCTTGCCGTGGCACCAAACAGCTTCACATCATAGCCTGTGTCATCGACGCCAACAGTCAGTGTGCCGTCAAGTTGCACGTTGCCATCGATGTCGACGGCGTCAAGGTTTGTCGTGCCGTCAATGTCTGCGTCGCCTGACACATCAAGCGATCCTGCGTCGAGTTCGCCGGTCAACGTGACATTGCGGAAACTGGCGATGTCCTTGTTGGCATCAACGACGACACCCTTGGATGCGGCGACCGTGCCAGCGGTCACGCCATCCAGCACATTTAGTTCGGCAGCGGTTGTTGTGACCGCTGTTCCGCCGATCATCAGCTTGTCTTTTACGATGTCAATCAGTGCGCCACCGACAGTCAGCAACTTGTCTGCCGACGCATCCCAAAGCAGATGCGCGGACGCCGTAGCGCCGAAGAATTTCACATCATATCCGGTATCATCGACGCCAACGGTCAAGGTGCCGTCGAGTTGGACATTGCCATCAAAATCGACCGCGCCGCTGACCGCTAGCGCGTCGGTCGTGACCGTGCCGTCAAAAAACGCGTTTTTAAACTCTTTGCTGGCAGTGCCAAGGTCGATGTCGTTGTCCGTGGCAGGCTCTATGGTGCCATCTGTAAACTTCACCTGATCCGCGCCACCGGCAGACACGATAATGATATTGTTTGTGCCTGCGGTAATCGCTGACGAGTTTGCCGGGTCAAGCTGTATTGACTGCCCGCCCATCTTGATGCCTGCGGCAAACGGGATGCGCGCTGAAGCCGTTTGCGAGCCATCCTTTAGCAGACAGGTCGAAAGGCCCGTCGCCATCCCGTTGAACTCATCGTCCATGCGATCTGCACGAATTTTGATGCCGTTGGATTGGTCAGACGCCCATGAATAAAGGCGCGAAAATGTGCCGCCACTAAAAGCCATTAGATCGGGCCTCCGGGTTTGATGCCGTAACTGGCTGAGAGCCAACTGACGGTCTGTGTTGATGTAGAAACTTTCAATCGCATACTTGCGGCATAGCCGAGCGCCGCTGTCGCCAGGCGCGGGCGTGTTCGTGACACGCTGCCCGCCCATTCTTCTTCATTCCAAGCCGCCACGTTCCAAGTTGCGCCGCTGGAATCAAAGGTCGAGGTCGCAAAGGAGACGAAGTTATTGTCGAAATCGGTTGAAAGCGCTGTAGAGATCGTCAGCGTGCCTTCGCTCTCCAGAAACGGCTGCACACTGGCAAACTGCTTGATCCGATTGCGGTCGCCAAAGTAATTGAACGCCGTGCGGCAGTCCGCCTGGATAACGCTGCCCGCATCGCTCACGCTGTCGGACGAAAACTTGTAAACCACGCCTCCAGCACCGCCGAAATAAACATCGCCGTTGAACTTTCCCCAAGTGAATGAGTTGATGCCGGTGAAACGACACCAAGCACCAACCACTGGGTTAAATACGAATTGTTCATGCGGGTTGGCCGTGTTCCCGGTCGGGTAGTTGCAGAACATTTTGTCGCCATTGGGCGACAGGAAAAGTTCCCACCCGGCGGTTGTGCCAGTTTCAGCGACTTGGTCTATGAAGCTGCCGCGTATTTTTTCAGATAGCGCCTGCGCCTTTTGCGCAACCGTCGCCGAGCGAAACACGCTCGACATGGCGATAATGCCTTCCCTTGTGACAACCGCCACATCTCCGCCCAGCTTTATCGTAGCGCGAACATGCGGCACCGGCTCCGCAATTCGGAATGTTCCGACAAGCGCGAAGCTGTTGGCGTCGCCAGGGTTGTCGCCGCTATATACGATTACCTCGCCGCTGGTCATCACGAAGGCAATCAGGTCATCAATGCCCTCGCCGCCATCTTGCGTCAGCGTTGTGACCATCAACAGGTCGCCGCCAAAGTTGCCGACGCGGTTCAGCGGAAACACCGTGAAGTTGCCCTCAAGCGTGTTGACCGTGGCTGAGTAGTAAAATTGCTGATCCGTGCCGCGCCAGTAATAGACGCGATTCTTGAACACATGCACGCCGTCAAGCGTGGTCACGCTGCTGCTGTCGGACAGCGTGATCGACAAGTCACTGGCACTGCTGCCGTTAAACTTGAAAGGCGTGTCTGCGCCGGTCACGAAAATCGTATTGCCGTCAAACTCGGCAGTTTGCGCGATAGCAGAACTCAGGCCGGTCTTCAGGCTGCTTGGGCTGCTGCCTGCGCTTGTCGCATCGTAGAGCGTGCCGTTGCTGCCAATTGCCAGCAGCTTGCGCGTATCGCCTGCATGATGCTCGATCAGCGTTTTCACATCGCCAGACCCGACATTGGTTGCGTGACTGGCATAGCCTTCGCGCAGCGTAATCTTGCCGGTCGTCGGAAACCAGTTGTCCAGCAGGATCGCGTCTTCGGGTGCCATTGCGTCGATGCTGTCGCGCGTATTCAGACCACCCACGGGCGGCGGTACGCTCACGTTTGTCGTACGCGGGCGCTGTGATTGTGGTAGCGGCTGAAGCATCAGGTGCCGTAATTTGCTTCTGGCACGTTGTAGGAATACGGCCCGACGCCCGACTTGTACCTGTTATCGAAGGCCAGCTTTGGCGCACCACCATCAGCGCCAAGCGCACGCGCGACGTTGATCTGGTAGTCGCGGAAATCCTCGGCATAGTCGAGGCCGTGCAGTTGCTTAAAGCGCCAGGTCACGCCCATCTCCAGCAGCAGTTCGTCAAGAATGCCGGTGTCAGCGTCGGCAGCCCACGCCGTCTGCGCACTGCCGCCACTTGATTGGCACCACGCGTTGCTGACGTAATCATAAGCAATTGCTTCGGTGCTTGTCGGCGTTGGGTCGATAAAAAACTTTTTGGCGTTGCTGTCAGCTTTCACCCGCCAACGCTGCTGCGTGCCTGCGGTGACAATACCGCTTTTGACAAACTGCCACTGCTGCGCGTTCAGCGGGCCACGCATGGCCTGTTGATCCGCGCGGTTATACTGCGTGTCATTGCGAAAGCGGTCAAAGTCAGACGGCAGCGCATAGCTGGCGGTCCCGCTGCCCGTGTTGAACGTGTGTTCTTTTTCAAGAATAGCCCACGGGCCGCGCTTCACCAGCGTTTTGCCCTCGCGCTGGGCGCAGACAAGAAGCTGGCGGGCAGTTGCATCGACGTTGCCGACCACAGAGGTCGGGCGCTCGAAGCCTACATAGTCAGCCGTGTTTTGGCAGATCGTCAGCAGGGTCATTATCTACAACCTTTCGCGGTCGTCCGCGCTTCTTGGCCGGTTCGTCTGCAACAGGTGCATCGGATCGACCATTGGCTTCTAAATAGAGAGAGGCGATTTTCTTAAACTCGCCAAAAATTGGCCCCATGTTTTGGGCCGCTAAATCGGAAATGTCCGCAAGCTCCTCAACCGTCTCAATGTTTGCAACGGTGAGTTCGCGGACTCGCGCTTCGTCAAGGCCGGGTAACTTTGCCAGCGATGTGCCAATCTTCGTCTCCGCGTTGCCTTCGCGGTAGGCTGCCCATGCAGTCGGAAAGCGATCAAGGTCAGACGCACGGACCGGGCCAACAAAAGTGTCCCGGTTGCCGGTGACTGAGATGGAAACGAAATCTTTTTCTACGCCGTTAAGGCTGGACCGATAAAAGGTTGCCTTTACGTTTGCCTCTGGCATAACGCATTTCTCCTTTGAAGTTGTGAGATGAAAAAGGGGCCGCCGAAGCGACCCCTTTTTTTACTACATCGGGAAGGTGCAGATAATTTCCTTGTCGGAAATATCCCCGGCGATTGCACAGACGTTGTCTGTAGCAGCCGACGACACATCGAGCGTGCCATCGGCACTCCCGGTTGGCGTCAGCGGGTCGCCATCAGCACCAGCCGTCAACGCAATCGAAAGCGTTGCCGGACCGGCAATCTGAATCCAGCAATACTGACCATCGGTCGGTGCGCTGTTTAGAACGCCCGCGCCGATCTCAATGCTGTCGGACAGATCAGAACTGACCTTATTCAACTTATAGCCATCAAGCGTGTAATAGTACGCAACCTGGCCCGACACAGCAGCAACAGAACCTGCGCCTGTGTCGTACTGGACATACTTGTAGATTTTGGTCACGCCGCCGGAGTCAATAACAGACCCAAGCTGACCAACACCATATTCAGCGGTGCTGGAAACTGCGGCGGGATCGATGCCAATTACTGGAATAGTAGACATATCAAGCCCCCCTTAAACGTGGATGACGCCCTGAAGGGCGCGGTTAGAACAAGTAAGATTTCCCGACCAAACCATCGGCACCACCATCGCATCCTGATTGACAGACATGCGCGAATCCAGCGGCACAAAGTTGCGGTCTGCTGCAACTTCAAGACGCAGATACGAGGTGTTGATGAAGTACATCTTGTTGGTCGGCACCTGGTCGTCGTAATACACATCGCTACCGAGGTAGCGCGTGGTGACGAAACCAGAGTTAGCTTCATTCGCATCAGCAACACGCTGAATTGCTTGAAGCGATCCGAGGAACGACTTATAGGCGTTCGCATCGGCGGTCACAATGTCGGGCTTATCAACGCCACGAACGAGAGACAGATAGATATTATTCATATCGGTCTGGACGTTTGCGACACTAAAAGCAGACGAGGTGGCCGTGGTCTGTACGTTCTGCCAGAAAGAGAATGTCGAGGAATTGATTCCACCAACAGTTCCTGTTCCCGCGTCAGCAATGACCAACTGAAGACCGCCAACTTCCTTGCCGCTGGAACCCGTACCGTCGCTGTAGAGCGAAGTGGACAGGGAGTTTTCCAGTGATTTCTCAAGGACGCTGATGCGGGCCTCAAGCAGATTGATGATCGCTTCTGGACCTGAGTTTTTGATTTCCTCAAGACCTGAAATGGTCACCGTGCCTGCAAGCTGTTTCCAATCGAAAACCGCTGAACTCAATACATCGGCAGGCGAAGTGTCTAACACTTCATAGCCGGAGTAAAAGTTCACGGTATCGTTGGCCTGATATTCGAGTTCACGAACAATGTCCCGACCACCAGACAGTTCAACGACGTTTCCGCGTTCCCGCATTTTGCGAAGCAGAGCATTGTGATTGGTCACATTGTCTGCAAGCTGGCGAGATCGATTACGGAGCGTCGTCGTGACTATTTCCGAAAGATTCGGAGATGCCATTTTCTTCTCCTTTATTAAGTTTCTATGATTGCAGTTCCTTCATCGTGTGAAGGAGTGCGTCTCGCACGCTAGAGCCGCCAGGAAGTGATTCCTTTGCCGGGGCACCGCTGCCTTTCACATTCGCCTGTTGTGCGCGTTTTGCTTTGCGCACGTTTTCTGCCTGCTTTTGCTTGGCAGTCACTTTTTCCGCTTGCTGGTCGATCAGGCTTCCCCGGAGTTCCGGGTTTGCGTAGACCGCCATTTCGTAAGCGGCGTCCATGTCTTGCGCGACGCCGGATTGGATGAGACCGCCCATTGTGGTGCGAACCGCATCGAAATGCGGGTGCGCGAGCGATCCATCGTCCTTTGTCACACTGGCAAAATTTGTGATCTGGTGCTGAGTGTCGGCAACGGCTGCGTCCTGCTGCTGTTGCGCTTGTGTTTGCAAATAACCTTGCAACTGAGACACCTGATCTCTGAGTTGCTTCACTTGCGGGTCGGCAAAATCATCGTCGGCTTGCTCGTTTGCGGCGAGTGCTTCGGTGTTGATGCCATAATTTTGCGCCAGCCATGCAATCGCTTGCTGTGGGCTTTCGCGCAAAAACTTGTGTGCGCCGAGTAACTGGCGGACGGCTCCAATGTCGTCCAAGCCAGCACGGGCAAATTCATCTCGGAAAGGCACCATCACCTCGTCAAGTGCAGATGCACGGCGGCGAATGTCTGCCACCTCCTGCGTCTTGCGCGTGTAATCGCCTTCCATGTCTTTATATCTTTGCAGGAACACTTCCTGCGCGTTTGAGGGCAGCGCGTTGAAGGTGTCCTTGAAATCGCTCGACCAGTGTGCGGGCGCTTCAATGCCCTGCACTTCCTCGTCGTCGGCGGCCTCGACGTTGGTCGCCTCTGCCTCGTCGGCAACCTTACCTTCAGGCTCCACATCTTCAGCGGGCGGCGCGGCATCCTCTGCCGCAAGCGGCTCCGGTTCTTGCTCCGGCTCCGGCTCACGCGGCTCTTCGCGTGTCGCCAAGGCGGCGGCGATACTCTCTCGAACTGTCTGCGGCGCTGGCTCCTGCGGTTCAGGAGTGCTTTCCATTTCTTCGCTCATCATGTTCTCCGGTTAACTGCGAGGCAGCCCAAACTTCGCTTGTTGCTCATTCCCTATTTCGACCAGGTTGTTGTCTCTGAGGTGCTGACGATGCTGCTTCCGCGAGTTAATGATCTCGCCGGTCGCAATCGATCGATACGGCTCGATGTCGCCAATGATTTGCGTGCGGGCTGCGGGTGCGGCCTGCGGCCCCTTCGGCACAATCTTGCCGTCCTCATAGACGTAAGTTTTACGCATGTTTTTTGCTCCTGAACGGGGGCAGCCACCCGCGTGCGTTGCGTTTGCCGACAAAGCGGCAAAGCGGAATTCCGAGTTGCATCAGGATGCGTCCGCGCCAAGAACCGCGACCGTTGCCGGTTTGGCGCAGGAACATTTCGCGCGCCCAAGGCAGCGCGAAAAGCGCAACGATCCAAGTTATGATTTTCGATTTCTGCATAAGGCGCACGACCGGCTTTGCCCAGAAGTGATAACCCGCCATTGTGTGCGGATCATTCTGTGCCACCATTTCGCCAAACTCTTTGTCGGCAGCCATCGTGGCGTCATCAAGTTTGCCCTGGCGATGCAACTCGGTGCAGATTACCTTGCCGCTATCACTGCCGCTGTCGCTTCCAAAACCCATTGCACTTGCAGTTGCTTGTGCTTGTGCTTGTGCCTGTGATTCTGCCTGTGCTGCTGCTGCTGTCGCGTCTACGTCCGACGAAAACGTGTCAGGATTTGCGGCTGGCCCCATCGCCTGCCCTGTAGGTCCGGTAAAAGATTGTGTGTCAGGATTGAAACTTGCGATTGACGCCATGTTTTCCGGCGAACCGACAACATTGCCGAACATATCAATCGACTGATTGCCGACGCCAAATTCCTGAGTTTGGCCGAGTGCGTTTGTCTGCGGCGAACCGAATACGTCGCCCATAGCGTTGGCCGCTGAAAAAGCAAGGCCGAGCGGAGCCAGCGCAGGCACAGCCATGCCAAGCGCCGACAGGCCAAGTCCCATCGGCGTCGGATTCATAAACCCGAGACCCAAGTCTGCGATTGGATCGGTCAGGCTAGAGGGGATGCCAATATCGGCGGCCATGTTGCCGCTGCCCGACTGTTGGCCGCCTCCAAAACTTCCGTCCATGCCGTCAAAGCTGTTTTCATCGAACGACTGAAACACATTCTGCGGCACTGGAATCGACACAGGAACTGGCGCTGGCGCTGGCGGCTGCATGAGTTGCTGCCCAAGCATCTGCACCACCGTTCCGGGTGCATAACCTGTTGGTGCCACACCGGCTTGCTGGCCGCCACGCATGACAGGAACGCCAGCAACGCCGGGAATGGGAATAGGTGGGAAAGCCATTACTGCCTCATAACCTTGGCGGCGTCGATGTCGAGTTTCTGCTGCCGCAGATTGATGTCGGCTTCAGCTTTCTCGCGGTCGAGCGCAAGTTTCTGTACTGCCACCTGTGCGTCAGCCTGCGCCTTGGCGGTCTGCGCCTGCACCTTGGCGGCCTCAACCTCGACCAGCTTGTCAGTTGGGTTGGGTTGTTTTTCGGGTGGCGGCTGCGTGCCGATGGCTTCAAGCGCATCTTCAAGTTCGCGTGCGCCAGGGAATGCACGCGCGGCAAACATCAAAAACGACTTGGCCTGCTCAAGCGTGAGCGCGCCTTGTGCAACAATCGGGCTGATCGCCTGAATGTATTGCACCATCGCCGTCAGAAACTCGACGCGGCGCTGTTGTTCGGTGGCGTTATCAACCGCGAGGCTGTCTTCAGTTTCGACGTTCAAGCGGAAGCCGCGCAAGCGGTCGCTTTCAAGCAGGGCCGCGACTTGCGGGCCGACCGGCAGATTGGTCATCTGCGCCAGCAGTTGCGGCTCGATGTTTTCGGCAATCATCTCGGCTTTGATGCCGTAGAGCGCGGTGATGAAGCGCTCGATGCCACGCTGGCGGTTGGTCAATCGCAACGCGCCAAACTGACCCTTGATGCGCTGGGCGGTTGCCGTCTCGCGGCTGGCACTTGCGCCACGCATGATGTCGGAGATGCCAGTGATCTCGTAGATCGTTTGGATGACCGCCTGGCGCTGGTTGTAAAGCTGGTTTAGCGCCTGAATTAGCGTGCCAAGGTCGGCTTCCTGCATCACCGCTGCGAGGCCGCCAGAGCCTTGCATCATCGCGTAGTTGTCGACGGGGATGAACTCGTTGTCGTTGGCGTCGGCTAGGCGGGTCAGTTCTGAAAAGCTGCTGTCGTAGATGCCGCGCCGTTTCAGCGCCTCGGTCAGGACCGCAATGCGCTGTGTAATAATGTCGAGTTCGTTGACCTGATCCTCGTACTGGAAAAACTCAGGCACCGGAATTGTGCTGTCGGTGGTTTTGATCGCGTAGAGCGGCTCCGGGCAAGGCCAGAAGCCGTCAAGCTGATATGGGTCTTCGGCCTCTTCCAAGATTTCTGCGAAGCCGGTCGCCACGAATATCTGCTTGCCGCTGCGCTTGTCCCAGATTTCGTAACACTCAGCGCGCATCGGCTGGCTGGTGTCCTCGGTTGAGTAGTTTGTGTCTGCGTCATCGTATTCGTGCGTGAGCGGAATGCGGTTACCCTTGGAAGCGCCAAAGCGTTCGATCAGGTCGGCGCGGGTCATCAGCTTGCGGAAGGCGATCCAGTTTACGTCTGCCCATCGCTGGCTTGGCTCGATCACAAAGTCTTGCCAATGGACGTATTCGCAGCGGTATGCTTGATCGGCAATGAACTCGTAGGCTTCGCCGCGCGTAAACGGCGAACCCATCTCGTCAAACTCGACTGCGCTCTCATCTATCGCATCGCCTTGCGGCCCGCGCATGTACTGCATGCCCGCCTGCTGGCCCATGTCGCCAAACATCGGCAGCATGTTCACCGCTTCGCGGTTGTCGCCTTCCATGACGGTGGGGCTGTAAACCACGCGCACGACGCCACGACCGACAATCAGATAGTCGCGGATGGCGCTAATCAGTTCGCCATCGAGGTCATACTGTTCAGTTTGATAAGTCAGCGCGCGTTCGATTATCTCGGCGGCCTGTCTGCCAATAGGGTCTTGATCCCGATACCGGCGCACGACACGCGGGCGCGGTGCGCCGGAATAAAGCGCGGCCTGTAGCGTCTCGACGTTGCTGTAGAAAATGTTCATGCGCGTGACGCGCTCTTGGCGCGAATAGTCGTCGTCGCGGTAGCGGGCGACAAGCGCGGCGGAGCGGTTGCGCCAACTGCGCTCATAGTTGCGCGCATAGCTGACCTTCTTCAGCCAGAAGTCGGCGCGGTCGCGCTTGGACTTTGGCTCTAGGTCGTCTTCGTAGCTGTCAGCCATTTACCATGCCTTGCACGACCAGTAACGGGCCTTGGTTTTAGGACCGGGACTAGCGCAGTTATGGCGGGCGCGGAAGTTCGCGCGCCGCTCTGGATTGCTTTTTTTGATCGTCATGTTGGGGTCGCCAAACGTGACGCGGACAACTCTGCCGGTGGGGTTTTTGACGAACACCTCGGACTTCTTCTTGCCGTAAGACGTTTGTCCTTTTTGAATGCGACGCGGCTTGTTCAGCGTCACCTTGCGGCCCTTGTACTCAGCCATAGCTACGCTTTGTCCTGCGCCTGGCAGTCTTTGTCCTGCGCTTGGGCTTGGGCTTGGCGGTCTTAGCCGCCTGCTTGAATGCCTTGGCGGTTGGCGCACCCTTGGTTCCGGCCTTGCGCATCCGTTCCGGCGTTTTGCCCGCTGCCTGCTGTCTTTCTATGCGGCGGCGTTTGGCTGCGATGTTTGCATATAGTCCGGGCCTTGGTGCCATCATCGCCTCTGTTTTTGCGGTGGGTTGAAAAATGACTGAGGCCGTTTGACGCGCTTTTTGTGGCGGCCAGGGCGCTTGATGTTTTTCTTGCGCGTGTAGTTGTTTGCGCCGATTGACGGGCGTGGCATTACGCGCCAAACGGGTCGGCAAGCAGATCGCGCATCTGCTGTTGGGTCATTTTGTTTTCAAAAACTTCGTCGTTGCGCTGAAGCACCTTCGTGCGGTTGAGAACGTCTTGGTCCCAGACTACAAAGTTGCGGGTGCCGTCGCCGCTATCGGTGCCGCGTGATCCGGCGTCCTTGTAACGCAGGCCGGGGACACCGGCTTCGCGCATCGCAGCCGCTGCCTCGTCTTCGCCGAGTTGACGGCGCATGCGATACCAAACGTCGCCACCGGCTGTCTTCTCGGGATTGTCGGGCATAAATCCAAGACGGTCTATTGCGTCTCGGACGACCTTCGGCTGCTGGCTTATTGGCGCGTCGTAATCGAGCAGCTTGGCGGCGTCTGCGTCGGGGATGTCAAGTTTGTAGAGGTTGGCCTTGTCGCCGAACCCAATGGTTTTTCCTATGTAGGATTCAAGGGTTTTTATATTGTTTTCGAGATAATCAATATCACCCCTATATAAACTGTACTCGCTGAACCCACCTAAATCTGTACGATCAGCTTCTTCCAATTTTTGCCTTTTATTTACTAGACCTTTTTTTATTTGTTGAATGTGCGCCTCTGGGCTGCCAGAGCTTGTTATTGCTGTTCTTAAAATTTGCGAATCATCTACCTCGCCATCGACCAACAGCTTGCGCTGCGCGAGGGCATCCGCATATTCCCTGCCTACCTTTTCCGCTTCCGCACTGTAGAACCCCCGCCCATACGCTTGCGCACCCTCGCCGGTTCCCATCTTGTCCATGCGCGGACGGCCCTGCGGGAAGCCGGGTTCTGAGGCGAACTTGTTTGGCGTGCCGTGAAACACGTTCATGCCCAGCGAATTGACTGGGGCGCGGACAAGCAATGCGCCCGCCGGGGCTGCGCCTGCGGTCAGCATTGCGCCGGTCATCGGGTCCATTTTGCCCTGTCGCACCTGATTGGGTGCGGCGATTCCTTCCAGAAGGCCGCGCACCAGTTCCGGCGTTGCCATGACTGTGCGCTGCTGGCTTAAAAGCGAACCCGCTGGGTCAGGCGTGGTCTGAACGCCAAGCGGCAGGACGGTTGAATACTGCACACTCGGATTGCGGGCGATGGCTTGCGCAAATACATCCGGGCGCGGCTGGGCAGCGCGAAGCGCCTGCGCCAGCAGGCGCTGCTGTGCTTGGGTTTGCGGTAGCATCTATCAAAACATCCTCACCGGATATTCTGAATATCCCGGCGCTGGGCTGGCCGCCAACATCTCGTCAAGCGTTGATGGTCGCCATTGGTCTTCATTGTCAGGCGCTTGGATTGTGCGCGTGTAGGGGCGGCTCATCATTGCGTAGCGCAATTCATCCGCCGCATGGTCTTCCATCGTCGTGTCGATGTCCTCGAAACGATGCTTGTCATGCCGCAAACCAGGGAGCGTGCGGATTAGTTCCGTGGACGTTTTGAACATGTAGAGCATGGGCATATTGTCATCGCCCATCAGGCGCTGGCGTATCTGATCCCACCCAGCGATGCGGCTGTTGTCAGCGCGTCGCCAGCGCACGCCAAATTTTGACATGCGCTCCCCGATTGATGGGCCGCCGTCGAACTTCCATACGCTCGGGTCGCCCACCCCATAATCAATGCGTTCGCCGTTCTCGCGCGCCCGTATGCCCGCCGCCACTTCTTCAGCCGTCATCTTCAGGCCGCGATCCGGCCCTGCGGCCCCATACCATTCGCGGTAGCGGATGATTGCGCCATCAGGGAAGCGGTCATGGTGTTGCGCCACGGCATACCAGCCGACAGAGAACGGCTTTGCTGATCCCCAATCGAACGCCCGGAACTTTGTCCAGGTGTCGGGAATGTCGAACGGCTCGATAACGTGTTTATCGCGCTGGAATACGTCGCCAAAAAATGCGCCAACCACTAAATCCCAATCGCCTTCGCGCAGTGCGCGGCCTAATTCTTCGGGCAGGCCGCTCAGTGAGGCGCGATAGCCGGGATCAATATATTGGTTGTCCTCCATGCGACTTGGGATGAACAGCGTGGTCCAGCCTTTGTCGGTCGGGTCGTCGGGATCGACCATCGTGTGGTCGTAGAATAGCTGTCCGGGCGGCGCTGCGTCGATGTATATGGATTTTAGATAGTTGTGACTTTGCCCGCCCGGATTTGCGGTCACCACGAAGCGTGGGAAATACTCTGGTTGCCTGGCATTGTAGGAGCCAAGCCGGTTTCGGCTTTTTATATAGTTGATCTGGTAGGGGCTGAGTTGGCCGCCTTCGTCCAGACCGGCGTAATGGATTTCTGCGCCCTGAATGCGTTCGCAGTCGTTGTCGCGCTCCAGATATTGGAAGACGATCATGGCCCCATTGTGGAACTCGAAACGCTTTCGGGTTTCGTTAAAGTGGCCGAGTTCCTTTGGCACCTCGCGCTTGATCCACAAAATGTGGTTGGACTCAAGTTCCGGCATCGTGCGGCGGAACAGGTAGCAAACGAGGCCGGGGTTCTCTAGGCAGAACTTGATCATGTCCCAGCGCATGGCCGTGGACTTGCCGCCGCCGACTGCGCCGCCAAACAGAATTTGGCGGGCTGTGGCGCTGTGTAGAAGCTGCTGCTTTGGTTGCGGCTCGTATTCGAGCCGGATCGTTTTTGGCTGCGCCATTAGTGGATCGTGCCGTTTTCGTGGTCGGCCAGCATTTCAAAATCGTCACGAATGCCGCCCAGAACCTCAATTGCAGCGGTCAGGTATCTCGCCACGGCGTCGGCGGACATTTCGCGCGCAAGCCACGGGGCTAGAAAGACCTGATGAGCGGCGGGCTCGTATGTCAGCGCAACCGCAATCTGATCGTGCTGCATGTCGACTTCGTCAAACATGGGCCGGGTTGAAACCTCATTTTTTTTGTGGGCCGGGGTAACAAGTTATTCAACGCGCGTGCGTCAGTATCACCTTCATCGCCGCCGACGCGGCGGCTTGGGGGTTGTGCCGGGGGGCCGCCTGGCGGATCGAGGCACCAGCTTGTGCCTTGGTTTGTGCCTCGGATTGCTAACACGTTGTAATTGCTTGCGCTTTGCGCTTGCACTTCAGGTTGTGACCCTGACGAGGATATATTATTGCGTGCTAATGTGTTTCTGCGTAATAATCGTTCGGCTTATTCTGCCCACCCGCGCGGCCCGCCGCGCATACTATTCGGCCTCGATTACCTCGCCATTGATCGTCACCGGCTCATCCTCACGACCAAAAATCTGTAGGTTGACAGTCAAACCGTTGACCCCACCCGCTGCCTCGGCCCATTCGTCCCGCGATCGTGGACTGTGCTTCAGTAACCAAGCGTCGGCTCGCCAATCGCCACGCTCTCCTGCGCTGTTGATGCGCTTGGCTTGTTTAGCTGGACCCGCCGCTGTCGCCATTTCAATCGCCAGCTTGAACTCGCCGTCGCGGTCCATCCAACGCTTCAATGTGTCGTAATGAATGCCTGCTGCGGCCGCTGCTGACGCTTTCGATGCGCCGTGTTCAAGGTAATGAATAATTGTCGTCACGGTTTCGGGCGTAAACTTCTGCGTCGTGCTGGAGCCGCCGCCGTGAATCGGCATCTTCTCCACGCGCTCCCGCGTTTTATCGAGCGCGTCGCGCTCTGCACGCCAGCCCTCTTTGGTTGCGCGCTCTTGGATTGTTGACTTAGCCGCCCCGGTAGCACGTGACAACTTGTGAAAGCCGACACCGTCGAGATACTGCTTTCTGATCTCGGGCCAATTATATCGCGTGCGCGCTACCATGAATTACCTGTTGCCTGATTAGTTACCGATAGTTATATAGTGTGTACTTAACAGTTACAGAGGCACACATGCAGACATTGGCACACAACCGACGCATCTGGCGTGATTGGGCTGGAACGAATGACTTTTGGTCTACCGAGCCAACCCGTGAACGCCAGGTCATAAGCTGGCACAGACGCAGCCACACCTTTGCGCTTTGGCACTTTGAGAGCGGCGCAACCGGACCGCGCTATTTGCAGGGAAAGTTTAACAGTTTCAAAGAGGCAGCCGAAGCTGCCGATCAACACCATAAAGCCGAGGCTTAAATGATGGACCTGATCATTCAAATTATCGTGTTGCTGCTAGGATAGTGCGCGTGAGTGACACAGTAAGTCACTTATAAGGTTTTTTACCGCGATTTCGTGCTGTTCGTCAACCTTGATGCACAATAAAATAATAAAGCGAAATCAGCGCCCCCTCAAAGCGCCGCCGCACAACCCTGTGCGAAACGCCATACGAGCGCCCCACGGCGCTCCAAGCTGGCCCACGCTCCCTGCCTACCGCTGAGAAGCAAACGCGCCACACCAAGCGCGCATCATCTATCGCCATCGCCCGCGTCAACGCCAACGCAACATCCCACCGCGTCACATCACGACCAGTTGCAGGCGACGGCCTCGGCGCATACTCGCCATACCCATAAGCCAGCGACGCATCCGGCGCTATCTCCGGCCACGCTCCACCTCCACCACCTGGATGTGCGCCACGAGGCATCTTGCGCTCAGTCTCCGCCGCCTCGAAAAATAACCCCGCCAAATCATCGATCCCGGAAATATGCTGCCGGACCCACTCGACCACCTCTGGCGCAACAATCTTACTCATATCCACACAACTGCCACGGTACGGACACCGCAAACCGCAATCTTTAAAGAGATTGCGGTTTTTGCGGTGTTTCCCGCAATTGCCGCGCAACACCGCATTGCGGTGTTTGCGGTGTTTGCGGTGTCGTGATCAGCCATTAACAACCCACACAAAATTGTCGAGACAACTCACCCATTCGTCGCCAATCAACACATCAGCCGCACGATTGAATGTTGTGGAGCGATGCTTCGCCTCGCCGCCAATAAGCCGCAAACCTTCATCGCGCCAAGTTTCCCACGGCACGCAATGCACCGTCAGCCCATCGCTAAACGTTCGCTGCCCGCCAGTTGCAACCAGAGCATTCCGCAACGCCTTCATTACCTGGCGCTGCGCCGCACCACGCGGCCTGGCGGGCCGCGAGGGTGCGTCGGCAGCCGCAGCATCCCGCACCGCAACCACACAGGACGAAACCGGCTTTCCGCGCCCGTTTAGCCCCAATTCCACAACGTCGAGCCCGAACCCAAACTCGCCGCCAATCTCCAACTCTCGCTGCTTGGTGACCTTTGCCACCGACATGCCCTCGCCAGCCTCGATCTCGATTTCAGTGTCGCAAGATGCCCGCCACACCGACGAACCCCGCGCACCTCGCGCAGAATCCTTGCCTGTATGGTGAATTAACATCACATGCGCGCCCGTCAGCGCCCGCAGCTTGTCGGCAGACGCCACCACAATCGACGCATCTTTGGCCGAATTTTCGTCAGCACCAGCTGCAACACGCGACAAGGTATCCAGCACAATCAGCCGCAACCCGTTCATGTCGCGCGCCAGCACCCGCACTGTGTTAATCAGGCGGTCCAAATCCTCATCGGAATCAAACATATTGACCGCTTGCGGCAGCACACGGAACGGCACATCGCCAGCCACATCATAGTGCTGGCGAAAGGCCACAAGCCGATTCTTGATCCCCCACGCACCTTCGGCGGCAATATAAAGGCACCCGCCTTGCGTAACGTCGCGGTCGCGCCAAGTACGCCCCAAAGCAACATGCGCTGCCAGATCGGTGGCGAAAAACGTCTTGCCCGAATTAGACGGCCCGTAAACAACGCTCATCTGGCCCGCAATCAGCAAGTCCTCAACAAAATCATCCGACGCAAACGACGCCTCGATCTCCGAGAACCCAAAGGTGTCGAAGACGTTGCCCTCATCCAGCACCTCTGGCGCATCCGCAACCGCAAACGCGCGCAACGCCGCAACAACGCCAACCCCGTCAAATCCAGACGCCTCAAGCCAATCAGATACATCGGCCCGCGCACCAAGATCAGCGCATACGGTGCAGTACCGCACCGACGCCGCTACGCCATAAAGCGCAGCAACGGCAGCCTCGCCCTTGTCGCGCCCAGCCGAATCATTATCAGGCACGACAAAGACATGCTTACCCGCAAAGAACTGCTCAAAGCCTTCCGGCCACTTGCCCGCATATCCCGGTCGCGTCGTGGCGCACACGCCAAGCGCAGCCAGCGCGTCGGCATCCTTCTCGCCCTCACAAAGCACCACCGAATCAGACGCCATTAACTCGGGCAGTCGATACGGCACCACCCGCGCACCTTTGGCACCCATGCGGAACCCGCCGCCTGGCAACGGAACACGAGGCCGAAAGTCCTTGGGGATATAACGGCAGACCTGTGCAACCAGATCGCCGCCCTCGTCTACATAGTCATATGTATGTGTGATTAACGAATACCCCTCGACGCGCAGCGGGCGGACTTCGCGGGCAGCCTCGCCCCACAGACCTCGATCCCGCAGCGCCGATACAACGTCGCGTTGGTCGCAACCCGCAAAGCATTTGAGCAGCAGCTTGCCGTCCTTCTCATCAACCGACAGCGATGGGTTGCGGTCGTCATGCGCTGGACATGGCACCATGTAGCCGCTGCCCTTTTTGCTGCCGCCGAGCGCGCGGAATATGTCTGCTGCGCTACTCGCTGACATCACGCGCCCTCTGCCGCGAGGATTGCGCGTCCGATTTGCGTGACGACTTGCGGGACGACGGCATTTCCGAGGGCTTTAAGTCGGTGTGCCCGGTTGGAAATCCCATCAACCAGGCGACCCACTGCGGGTTCAATTGCCCAGTTGTCGCTTGCCGACCACCCAACTGGTCTATGACTTCGGTCGTCAAACTTTTCTGCGATCCCTTTTTGCCCGTCGTCCTGTCCTGATAACCCAGCCGCGCCTCGTGTGCTGCTGGCGTCGGCCACATCCGCACCGCGCCGCCCAGCGTCGTGCCGCGATTCGTTCCGATCGTTTTGCCCTGCCCTCTGACCTGTGCATTGTCCTGCCCGGTCGGCGTGGGCCACAATCCAGACGCGGTCGCGTCTGTGCGGGGCATTGACGGCGCAAGCTGGAATAACAAGCGGCCTCGCGGTGTAGCCTTCGCTTTCCAAGTCAAACAGCACCTCGTCGAGGCCCATTGCGATGTGACCAGCAACGTTTTCAGCCAAGACCCAGCGGGGTCTTTTGTGTTTAATAATTTCAAACATCGACGGCCAGAGGTGGCGGTCATCTGCCGCGCCTTTTTGCTTCCCGGCAACGGAGAAGGGTTGGCATGGGTAGCCGCCCGTGATGATGTCGCAGTCGCCCTGCCAGTCGAATGAGTTGATGTCGTCGTAAATTGGGACGTTGGGCCAATGCTTTCTGAGGACGGCTTGGCAGAAGGCGTCTTGTTCACAAAAGGCGACTGTCCGAAAAGGTCCGGCTGCTTCAAGCCCAAGGCTGAATCCTCCGATGCCGCTAAAGAGGTCAAGGACGGCGAAGTTTTTTTTTGAGCCATCAGAACGGCAACGCCAGATCGTCGGGATCGCTATCAATCTGCGCTTCCCACTTGCGATGCCAATCGGGCCGCACCTCTGCCAAGCGCCCAACCAAGCAACGCAAAAACATCGTCCACTGCGTCTTGTTCAGCCGCCCCAAGTCTGTGACGCCAATGCTGTCGAGATACTCGCCGCCCGCCTGACCAGCTTGCCGCAGCATCTCGTCTTCTTCCTTCGTCCAATCAACCATTAGAAACTCCTTCACAAACCGAATTTGATGGTCCCTCGAGCAAAACCAGACGGCCCGCCGCAGACCCTTGCGGTATCCAAAACCGCGCTCATTTTTCCAACACGCCACGCACAGGCCGCGCGGTGTCACGCACCCTCGTCGGACCACAACTCGCCATTGGTCATGCGGTAGTCGATGCGGTCGTCGTGCACCTCGACGACTTCGCCAGGCACAAGCACGGGGCGGAAACGCTGATCGCTACAGCCCTCGATCTGCTCACTAGCCGTTAGCGATTTGTCATGGCGATTGCACAACCAGCCGCCATTCTCGACCGGCGCAGACCACACGCATGTGCGGCAGTTGCGATTGGCGGCAGTCTCGCCGTAACAAATCTTTGAGAACTGGCACCAACGGCATTTGTAGAAATCAGGAGAGTCCGCAATCCTTGGCGGCAGGGCGTCAGGCGTAAAGATGATGTCGGCGGCGCGGGCCGAATAAAACTCTGCCGCCTTGCGATCAAAGTCAGTGCGACACGAATCCCAATCGCGTCCGCCAGCCGTGGCGACAACCATCCAGCCGCGCGTTCTGCCGCGATAGAGCATGTAGACCTGATGCTGCGCGTAGTACGTCTCATTCCATTCGCGCAGCGCAGCCTTCTCGCCGTGCTTTTCCTTGCACTTCTGGAACCGCGCAAACACCTTTTCTGAAGTGCATTTGACCTCGAAAACATGCGGCGTCTTTGGCGCTTGCAGCAGCCCAAACGCCTCGCCGTCGAGGTGTCCCAGAAAGTGACCTTCGTGGTCGCTGACCTCAAGCTGCCTGCCCGTGTCAGGATCGCGGTCAATGATCGTCAGACCATCAACGGCCCGCAGCCGCTCGATCACCAAGTCCTCAGTGCGATGGCCGTCTGCAAAATTCTTCAAAGTCTTGGCGGCGAAGGGCTGCTGCCCCGCCGCATAGAATTGGTAATACGATTTGCGCGGGCAATCGCCGATGCCGCTCATGCCAAGATAGCCGCGCTGCGGCTTTCCGCTCTCCGCGTTCTCTAGCGCAGCATCAGCCGCCGCAAGCGTGGGATCAAAAAAATCTAGTTCCATAAAAAAGACGCCGGGGGTGGGCGAAGGGAGGAAGCCCACCCCCTGCTCCCTAAGACCAAGGCGTTGATTGGCTGGGGGCAACCGGCGGGGCCGGTGGCGTGGATGCAACGGCGGGGGGCTGCCCCTGGCTGGGTTGTGTTGCCGCTGCATATCCTTTGATTTCGTTCGAGGCGTCGTAACCGTTGGCCGGTGGCCGCACGCCGACATTGACCGACAACGGTTTGGCGATCAGGTCATCAGCTTGTGCAATGACTTGCAGCCCAAGCGCCGAGCCGATTGAATCCAACCGCTGCTTTGCAATCTCAATTGCTGTCGCGCTTTTGGGGTTGCTGGCGTCAGCCGCCTGCATCACCAGATAATCAAAAAGCACGCGGCCATTCTCAAGCCGCACCTGTAGCTTAAGGCACTGGTTGCCCGACTTGGATGTATGCTCGGCCCACTCCACAATCTGACCGGGATAGGTGCCAGCAGCCAACGGCTGAAAATCATTCTGCGGTGCGGGCGAACTGCCCACCGTGTAGTTAAGCTGCATCTTTCTTTTCCTTTCCAACAATGGCATTCACAAGCGCCGACCACTCCAACGGCAACTCATGCGGTACGGGGTAGCGTGATTTTGCGATAAATGCGGGGCGCTCTGAGGTGAACAGCACGCGCTCGCCAGTGCCGACCGCGCGTGTGATCTTGCGGCCAAAGCCGCCATCAATTTGCTTAGTCGCCGTGCGGTAGTTGGCAAAGCCGATCAGGTCAGACGCCTCCATGCACAGGTCGCCCGCCTTGCGGTGCAGCTTAATTTCAAACCTGTCGTAGGGTTCGCCGGCAGGGTCATCGAACTTGCGAATGTGGCTGTGCGCGATCATCACAACCGCCATGCCGCGCTGCTTGCGAAGTGCCGCAACGCCGTTCAGAAACCGCCGCCAGAAGTCGAGTGCGAAGACATAGCCTTTGCCATATCCAGCATCTTCAATATTTTTCAAGCCTTGGGCTTCACACACCTTTGCCCAGACCAAACTCTCCAGCCAATCAAGAGAGTCAATCACCAGCGTCTTAAAGTCGTGGTCTTCTTTGACCAGCGTGCCAAGCTGCGCCTCGATGGCGTCGTAGCTTTCCGCCAGCGGGAAACGATCAGCGCCAACAACGCCAGCACCGTCTTCCGTTTGAATGAAAATAGGTTTTGGGGCATTGCCTGCGAAAGTCGTTTTGCCGACGCCAGGTGGGCCATAGAGCAAAACAATTGGCGGGCTGAGACTCTGCCCGGAAATAATATCTTTCAAACTACTCATCATCTTCTCCTTCTGCTGCAATTTCACCCCACCCTTGGCATCGGTCGCACTCCGTCCAGCGGGTGCGGTAGCTTTGCCACGGGCCGTTGTTGTCAACTCCGCCGTGTGTGATTTCTTCCTCAACGCGGCCATGCCCTTCGCAATCCGGGCATTCGATAAATTTGCAATCGGTTTTTGGATGACGAAGCAGCCCGCAGTCCGGGCAGATCATCGGCGCACCGCCAAGTAGGCAGCCGCTAGCGCGGTCATCCACAGTTTGCCGACGACCTGACCCGTTAGGTAATCGAGCGAACCAAAAGCCAGAAACAAGAACAGGGCGCTGTCAACCAAGGAGCCAACTGCGCCGCTTGCAAAAACAGCCGCGATCAAATGCCGCTTGCGCAGCGGCGTGTAGACAGCCATGTCGGCGGCTTCAGACAACAGAAAGGCTGCGGCACTTGCGACGACAAGAGCTGGCGGCGCAATCAGCGCGGACAGGCCAGCGCCGACAATGATCGCGCCCATAGCCCAGCGCGCGCCTGATTGCTCATGCACGGCGTCGCGCAGGACAAGAGCGAGGCCGATCAAGAGAACGCCGCTCGGGGCCATCAATCCCGGCGCGACCGGCACGAGGCATGGACCGTTGGGAACGCAAACAGTGCCGACGTTGCCAATCAGCCAATTCGCCGCCGGAATGGTGGCGATAAATCCAACAAGCGAAACATATCGGTTCACGCGAACAACTCCATGGTTTGAGGCTGTGGCGACCACCCAAGCGGCGACTGCACGGCATCAATGCGACGCGCCATCCGTTCAGGACATGTATTGCTATCTTTGAAATTACGGGCGACGTTGGTGCTATCGGCACTAGCGAACGGCCAGCGATCTCCGCATAGTGCGAGACCGCGCAGCATGTGTATCCACGGCAGCGTCCCGCGCTGTGCCAGCCAATTAAACGCCGCATCGACGCGGCGCTCCCATGCCTCAGAACCCACCTGCCAGTAGGCTCCGCTACTGCCGAAACACAACTTGTCAAAGCCAAGGTCAAGCAGGCGCGCCATCTGCTCAAATGGTTCATGCAAATGCCAAACAACCGCTGCACAATCACGGCGGTGCGGCCATGCGGCGGCAAGCGATAGGTTGTCTTCGGCTGACCCCTCAATCACATCAGGCGCAATCGCCCAATGTGGGTGCGCGGCGCGCGCTTCGACCCAATCATAAAAAGCGGGCCAGTCGGGCTGCTTGCCTTGCGTGTGCAGGCTGAAAGCACCGTTGTCCCACATGACGCTCTGCGCGTGTGTGAGACACCAATCAGCATCTTGCGGTGCCGCGAAGCTGACGCAGAAGTGCTTGCCCGCTAATTTTTGTAGCTCAGAGCGCGGCGTCAAAGGCGTGCCGTGGTAATGGATCATTGCTTCGCCTCACGCATCAGCGTCAGCAACGTCTCTTCGCGCAGTACATAAAGACGCGGCGCACGATCCTGGCGAACAACGAGTAGATCGGCGTCGTCTTGAGCCAGTGAATCCATCAGAAATTTGAAACCGGATTTTTTACGTTTGGCCTCTACTGAAAAACCTTCCAAGCGAAGGTCGCCAGCGTAGTCGTCGCCAAGCTGGTTTTTATAAGCGCCAGAACCAAACACGCGGGCGCAGTCAAAGCCGTGCGACTGCCAGAAATCAGCAGTCTCTTTCTCAAGTTCATAGCCGCGCTGCTTGTTGCGCGCGCTCACTGAAGAAAGTCCTCAAGCGCGACCGCGCCCTTTGTCACGCGCTGAATGTCAGCCAGCGTTTTCAGGGACGGGCGCTTCACGCCGTTGCAAAGCATGGACACGAAACCCTGACTTACCGCGATTTTTGCGGCAAATTCTGCTCGCGTGATGTCATTGGCGGCAAGATAATCGGATAAAGTCATGCTGGTAGCCCTAACTGTTACTCACAGTTATGGGAATGCAGTTGTTGACTAGATCGCATCCAACAGGGTTAACTCGTAGTAATAAGCACCAGAGAGCATGCGAAACATGACCATAGGACTGTGCTTGCGCGAAGCGCGCAAAAATGCGGAGTTATCTGTAGACGCGATTGCAGAAAAACTAGATGTCTCAAGCGCAGCTTATCGGCGCTATGAGCGGGACGAGGTTTCGCCGCAAGCGTCTATAATTTTACGGCTGGCGGACCTTTATTGCATCTCGACAGATACGCTTTTGCGTGGCGCTGCTGACACATCTGACACACCCCGCCAAGTGGTCGAAATGCAAGTGGGCCAAGGCCAAACGCTCTCGATCACGATCAACGCCACGGTCACTCCAAGCACAATCGACGAGCAAAAGTAACCACAGCGATTGCCGTCTAAAATTAGTGCGTTGAGTTATAACCATCAGTGACATTATGATGTTCTCCTGTAACTAGGAGGAACACATGACCAGAAAATTATCATTTTCCGTTTGCGACCTCGTCGCAGTCCACGATTGGCTGGACGACCGCTTGCGTTTTCTTGCCGCAGACAAATCTTATCACTCAGAAATCATTGCTCTCGGCCATGCGCTTGGCACCGTGCGCGAACAGATCGCGGAGGCAAAAGATGCTTAAACATTGCCTGAGTGGCCTGTGCCTTGCCGTCTTTATTTACATGCTGATTTTAAGCGCCTGTTTTTTCGATGGCAGCGCGTGCGTGGTGGGGTTGTGATGCCCGCCTTGCTTTCCACAAAGGAAGCCGCCGCCCACCTGTTTGGTGAGGCTACCCGCAAGACCGAGCAAATCGTCCGCCGCATGATTGCTGACCAAGAACTCGCAGCGCGTCGAATTGGTCGCAAATTCTACATCCCGGCAGCAGAGATAGAAAGATTGGGGCGGCCCGATGAACTTTGATGATGTGATGGAGCGGGAGATGGTGCTGTTGACCGCGCGCGATCTCATCACGGGAGATCGCGCGAAAGCTTACGGCAACGCAAAAGACAATCTGCAACGCACGGCAACCATGTGGGGCGTCGTGCTGGGCATCGAGGTGACGCCGCGCCAGGTTGCCGATTGCATGATCGCTCTCAAGCTGGCGCGTAACGTCAACGAGACCTCGTTCGACTCATATGTCGATGTCTGCGGCTATGCCGCGATCGGTTGGGAGTGCAGTGATGGTGATTAGATTTTTTCGCCGCCTGATGCTGCCGTCGCCAGACAAATATCCGCCGATGCGCAATGCTCACTATTTGGCGCTACACATCGCCGAGGCTACATTTCAGGGACGGTATCGGTGGTGGCGCTGACGCCGAAGCAAATTGCCCTGCGCGAGATAGCTTGTCGCCTTTACTATCAGGAGCGCAAAAGCACAGCAGAAGTTGCGCGTCTGCTTGATGAGCCAGAATCTACAATCTGGAATATATTAACCCATTGCACTGATCGGCACCGGCTGAATCGGGGGGAAAAATTCACGCAGCGCGTCGTCAAGCGTCTGTTGAATTTTTAGCGCTTCTTGCCCGTTTGTACAGCTAATCGCCAGCGTGCCATCAGCCCGGTAGCCGTCGCCGGTTAAAAACAAATCGGCGCTGCCGTCTTCTCGAATTATTACCTTTGTAATCATCGCAAACTCCTTCTGCACCACTAAGGCTAGCGCCTAAGTGTGCGCAGAAGAAGTTTCCATTCGGCAAACGCGCGACTGCAATTTTAGACGTTTGGCTTTGATTTTCGGGGGTTGATTTCATCCCGGTCAATGGCGCGGTAAAAACTTAAAGCAGCAGCAAAACTTGCAAACGTGTGGTGGTCAATCATTTCGAGAATGCGCGCGCGCATCAGAACGCGGGTGCGTTTGTCTGGGTGATCTTCGTCATCGACAAAGCCCAACTGATGCGCGTCGTTCAGCGTGTTAATGACAGTCTGCACGCTGATCGCTGTGCGACGCGCAAACTCGCTGCGGCTGGGCGTTTCGCCATGCAGATGTGCGTTGACCAGCGCTAGCCCAAGAACAATCCGATTCTTTGTGCCGTACCAAAACCTGTCCGCGTCGTCGTACTGATCCGATGCGGCGTTTTCGTTTTCGCGGCGGAATTGCATTATGTGTTCGTGCGTGCCTAGCCAGCGCAGCACAATTGTGTTTTGAATTTGTTCGCGCGTGATCTCACGTTTTTCAATCCAAGTGTTTAGGTCGTCAAAATCTTGAGGGTCGTCATTCACAATTTTGAGAGACATTTTTGATTCCTCCAAGTTACTCACAGTGATAATTCTAGAGTCGGAAATCGCCAGACGCAATCGCGCGATGCGTTTCAGGCACTGCGACCTCGCCCTTTGCTTCCATTCGTGCAAATCTTTTTGCATATTGTCTGCGCGTGAAGTCTGCGCTGGAATGGCCCATCAGGTCAGCGACGCGGTTCCAATCTGCGCCATAAAGCATCAGCATCCGCGTCGCGTAGTAATGACGAGTGTCAATCGGCGTAATACGCACCACCTCGCTGTCACCGTTAGCGCGGCGCAGTTTGTTAAAGTCGTCTCTAAACGGATCAAGATGCTTTTCCCAATGAGTGCCACGATAGTGATCTGCACCGTCTTGCGGCTCTCCTTCGACTTTTGGAAACACAAAATCTTCCTCACGCGACGATTCAGACCGAACTCGCCAGTTCCGCATCATGTCAACGAGTGTCGGCGGCAGCGGCACCCACCTATCGCGCTTCGTTAATCCCTTTTCTTTCTTTGTGTTCTTCACGCCGCCATTTACCCAACCGTCTTTGGTTTGTCGGCGAGAAACAACGACATGAATTTCCGAGAACTTCGCACCTAAATGCACATTCCGCCAACGCAACGCAGCCGCTTCGCCAACGTGGAGCCCTGTCATGCACAAAAAGTTTGTCATGACCCCAAACCCGCCTGGCATGACCTCAAGCGCGTGGGCGCACATGGCGCGAAAATAATCTAAGTCATAATCGTGTTCATTAGACTTGGCCTCGATCTCTTCTTCCGTGGCAAGATGGTCGGTCGCATAGATGCTGATAGCCGTCGCTGGATTGTGACCAAGAATTCGCTTTGCGACGGCTGGCTCAAGAATGTTCGCCAGCGCATTTTTCTTGTTGTTCTGTGTTTTGACGCCCTGCATACCAAACGACGCCGCAAACAAACTGAGAAAATGATCCTCGTCATCAATCCAATCGCGCAACGGACGATCTCCATATAAAGCGGCAAGCTGCTCCTTGTAGGTTTTGCAGTTTTTAAACCATTTATGGGAAATGCCACCAGTGTCTCGTAGTCGCTCCTGTTCTGTGATCCATTTTTGCGCCAACTGCTGAAAGGTAAGATCGTCTGCCGACCGAGGAACTGGCTCTGCCGCAAAGCCTTCTTCCAGGCGCAACAGTTCGCGTCTGGCTTCGAGCGGCGGGTTTTTGGGATCGTCTGGGTCAATGTCATAGGTTGCGATGACGCGCCTTTGCGCACCTGTGTATTCCAGCAGTCGCCATTTTGGCACTGCAACACCCTGATGATTCCGTCGATTTTGTTGCGTTATTGCGAAGCGCATTTGGTTTCCTTTTGTGCTTGTGAGGCAACAATAGAATAACCAATGGTGATAATTCAAGGCACCAAAAAAGACCCAAGGCACCATAGTTGGTGCCTTGAACGC